CAGATAGGAGTTGTGAAACTCCCCCAATAGAATAGTTTAGTTAAGTCTAGTTTAGTTTTTGTGTGAAGCACTTCCTCCGTAAGCGAACGCTGGAAGTGCTTTTGTTTTAGGTGTATCAAGCACTTACGAAAAAAGCAGATTTCCATCATTTCGCAGCAGGTTGCAAAATTTGATTGTCGGACAATTGTCGGACAGTATTTTTTAATAACCAAATTGTCGCAACTTTATTAAACAAAAAGATGGCAACACTTAAACTTTGTATCGTACCAGCTAAAGTGCTTATCAACGGAAAGCACAAAGTAAGAATATCTCTGGCACACAACTCCGGTACCAGGTACATTCCTACAAACTGTATCATCGATGACTTGTCCCAATTTAAAGACGGTCAAGTTGTCAATCACCCCGAAGCTGCATCTATGAACATGAAGCTCCGAAACCTGCTCAACCATTACCAAAAAGTCATAGACAACATCTATGATGTGGATGTATATTCATGTTCCGAACTCCGGGAAATCATCATCAAGAAGAAAGACCATACCAATGCCAAATTCTCCTCAGCTATGAATTCTTATCTATCTGAACTCGCAGAAGAGAAAAGAAGTAAATCAGAGAAGTTATATAGGCTATCCTGCCAGTCCTTCATTAAGTCACAAGGTGACTTATTACTTTCTATGATTACACCTCGGAATATAAAGCATTTCGAGATGGACCTTGAGGATAAGAGGTTATCCCCTACCACTATCAAAATATATCTGACATTACTCAAAGTGATTATCAACTATGCAAAGAAGCACAATATGGTGAAATATGAGATTGACCCTTTCGAGTTCTGCCGAATGCCATCCGCTAATATTCGTGAACTAGACCTTACTATTGACGAAGTAAAAGCTATCCGGGATATGGAAATTCCCAAATACAACATAGGTGTAGTACGCGACATATTTATGCTAAGTTATTACCTCGGTGGAATCAACCTTATAGATATGCTTGACATTGATTTCCGTAAAGATTGGATAGAATATTACCGACGGAAAACAAAGAACAAGAAAAGCGGTGAAAGCAAAACCGCATTTTCAATCCAACCGGAAGCCAGAGAAATCATAAACAAATACATGCAAAAAAACGGAAAACTTGTGTTTGGCAAGTACAAAACATTCGGGCAATGCTACTCCGTGGTATCACGTAAAATGGAAGAACTTGCCAAGATAGCTGGCATAAAGAAACATGTGATATATTATTCAGCCCGTAAATCATTCGTCCAGCACGGATTTGAATTAGGTATCTCCCTAGAAATACTTGAATACTGCATCGGCCAGTCGATGAAAACCAATAGACCAATATTCAACTATTTTAGGGTCATGCGAAAACATGCGGATGATGCAATGAGAAAAATCTTCGACAGTCTAAAGTGATTGTTCTTGGCGAAAGCTATTGCCTCGGCAGTAGCTTCTTCCCTCTCCTTTTCTATGTCGGAGTTCAAGCGGTCTATTAAGTCCATATTTCCCGTCAGCGCGGTTTTCACACAATCGGAAAACGTGACTGTCAACTGATAGTGACCGTAACCAATAAAGGACTTAGTGAGTTTCGGAAAGGATGATTCAAGTTTACCCATAACGCAACCGGATTAAGGAGCGGAAAAAAGAACGGTTCCGCTTTCCCGTTGCGTTACATACCAAGACAGGCACAGTGCCACCATTACAGCGACAACACGGGGGTCGGAACCGTATAAGAAAAACCACGGGCATTATAAAAACACCCGTGATAGACCGGTCAGAATTCCTACCTGTCTCTTAAAAGTATGTAACGCACTGCAAATATGGAAAAAATATGCGAAATAACGAAAATAATTCATGCAATAGTTGTTTAATAACCAAAAGATTATTATCTTTGTAATGTCAAATAACAAAAGTAACCAACATGAGTAACGAACAAATTAAAAAGGACCTGCTTATACAAAGAGCATTCCTCAAAAAAGAATTAGACCAGCTAAGGTTTATTGCCGAAGTTACCGGAACTAACCAGGAAAAAGAGATTGATAAAAGATTAGACCGATTACTGACAATCGACAAAATATTGAAAGAGTTAGAAAAAAAGAAGTAAAACAAAGTCCCTCTCTCCGGAGAGGGCACTAAAAAACAAATATATGGCACTGAAAGATGAATTACTGGCATTAAAGCCACTACTTGGTACAGACTCTCCAGAGTTCTATACCAAAATGAGAGAAATAGCCGCCAAGTACAATTCGGAAGAAGATAAAAAAGCTATTGCAGATTTCGTATCAGAACGCTTACAGAACATTGATAGGAAACTGGACGTTATAGAAGAAAGTGCAATCAAATTGCAATTACAAGAAGTTGCCGAAATAGTTTCTCTAAGCTATCTTGCGAAAAAGTATTTCAACAAGAGCCGTTCGTGGTTATATCAGAGGTTAAATGGCAATCTGGTAAACGGGAAACCGGCACGCTTTACCAAAGAAGAATTACAGACATTCAACAATGCACTACAAGACATATCTCAAAAAATAGGCTCACTTAGTATCTCATATTGATACTCTGTTATTTGACACCATCCCCGTAGTTGAGCCGCTACGGGGATTTTTATATCAATTACTTATCATCAATTCCCAATTATCCATAATAGTCATATCCCAACGTGGTACATCAAATTCATTATTGACCGATACCCCATATACAGAAAGACTCTTGCCGGCACTGTCAAACTCAATCAAAGCCGTTTCCTCTCCTTTCTGGATACGAAGATTCATAAAGTCTGTCATTTGTTCCCAATCGGTAGGGCCGATGAATAATGATTCTATGAGACGCTCTTTCACGGGTGCGCCAATGGCGGTATCCTTAATGCGTTCCAAATATAATAAAGCCTCTTTGTAAGTCATGGGGCAAAGATAGCAAAATATAGTGAAAAGGGGCGACTATTCAGCCACCCCTTCTGCTCATGGTATATATTTTTGAAGCCTTATTATAATTTTATTATTTGCATACGGAAGTCCACCTATCATATAGGATAAATCACCCCGCTGAAGAACTATACTTCCACCATTCATTTCTGTTAGCTTTTTAGCATAATACATGCCTATTCCATACCCATTCAAACTAGCTTTATTAGCCCATGTGCCTGAATAATTTTTCATAAAAACAGCTTCAGCCTCACTTTCTTCTATATATAAACTTTGCATTGATATTTCAATAATAACAGATGTTGAATCCGACCGAAACAGAATATTTAATTCTGATTCTATCCCCATATATTTTGAGGCATTATCCCATATGTGACCCAATACGACAGAAAAAGTTGAATAATCAATTAAAACATCTTCATAACAATTTCCAATATTTATATGATTGCTATTTTGAATAAAATCAAGAAAAAAAGGTTGTAAAGTTATACCAACAACCTTATGAATAGAATGTTTCTGTAAATCTAACTCTTCAATGTTAGAATTAATTAAATCAAACACATTCATTTCAGCATTAATTAATTTTATATTCTTTAGAATCCGGAATAAAGTAAATGCTGTCGTTTCTGGATTATCTTGTATATCCTCTTTTATAATATTAATTGTTTCTTTCCAATCTTTTTTGGCAATAGATTCTTGTGGAATTATACTCTCTAGTTCATCTTGAATTTTAGCATTATAATTATTTATATTATGTCTAAGCACCTTAGAACGAGCTTCTTCCGTTTCACAATCGCCTATTCTACAAAGCTGATTATAGACTAATATCAATATATCTAAAATACGCTTATATTGTTGAGTTGTAATATTCTCATCATATATACACAAATATACAAAACCACTATCGGTATTTTTTTTTCCATGTCTCTTAGTTTTTTTTAAAATTGGACATGTACAAAACATATTCTCAGCTTTACATTTATCTATTTCCGAATATAGTGTTCGAGGTACATTAGATAAAATAACATTATTTTGAGAGATAAAATGAAAATATGTGATCATAGCATTTTTACATACTGGTAAATAATTGCAATATACTTGCTATAGAAGCTGCATTTTGGATATTAAACGCAGAAGCTAATTTATCTTCCGTAAAATCTTTCGGATAAATTTTATTAAGTTTCCGTTCTATCTCATTTTCACTCATTGATATATTATATTCATTATAAAGAATTCTTTTTATCCGAACTATACAATTTTCCAAACAAAAAGCCTCTTTTGCCAAATGTTCAATAATACTACTAAATTCATATTGATCTGCTGTTTTCCTTATTCGATAATCAACAAGATTTGCCGCACTATGAAATGAATCAATTTTCCCTTGACTTTCAGCGCTGTACATTACCACCTTCTTATTGGGATATTGTTTTTTAATACTAACAATTAGCCCTAGCCCTGCATCTGAATAGCCCATTTTTGTACCGACACCTTGTATATCTACAAAAATAATATGTGCATCCAACACTTCCATTTGAGATAAACTATCTACATCCTTAATCCATACGGTATTCTTCCAACCGTCTTTATCTCTTAGTCTATCTACCAACTTAAATTTTTGGTCGTCGATAAATAATACCCTACAGCCATTCTTTATATCCTCTAAACTCCTATTGGGCATCTTTTGACGTTTTCTACTAAAAAAGTTATTCCACCAACTCATTTTCTTATATAAAAACAATTCAGAAAACAATATATTTTGTTTCTCCTTAATTATAAGTTATTAACTTAGCCCCAAATATAGCATATATAATCCATTTTACACATCATTTTCAGTATTTTTGTGTAACAGCTATCACAAACGAACTTAACACTCTACCTTGTATCGGCAACAATCACTTATCTAATAAGCAAGATTTTTTTACATTTTACCATACAAATAGATTATAACTTATTCCTGCGCCTATATACATGCCGCCCGGATAACCATAACCGACTTGCAACCCTAATCCCCAACGCTTCTTCTTCAACTTGATGGGGACCGAATGATAGACGTCATTCGTCACCGTCTGATATACCGTCTTCGGATACACCACCATACTATCCAGCCGAGGGTCTACATATCCGCTCACTACCGCACGATATAAACTATCTGAATACACCACTTGTCGGCGATGAAGCAAGGTATCACCTATCCGTGTCGTATCATCCGGTACGAAGCGCCAGAACACAGCCATCGGTGCGGAGATGAGAAGCGTATCAGTCTTGACGATAGTCCTTATCCTCGTCTCGGTTCTGACCTCTGCCGGAGGCTGCTCGTGCGGACGGAACCAAACCACCACACAAGCAACTGCCAGCAATACAACCAATATCCACGGTAACCTTTTCATTCCTCGAACCTTAAATCGTTAATCCGATTCATCCACCCCCGTTTGAATTTATTGTTCGCCGGACGTTTTTTGCATATATCCTCGATGAAGTCGAACCGTGCAATCTTAATCATGTCGAACAACTCACGAGGATTCTTGGCATTCACCGCGGCAATGGTCTTGGGACCAACAATGCCATCCACAGTAACACCAAGCAAACGTTGAGGAATCTTGATGCCATGTGCACCCGATGCCCACACCCAATCGACAAGGATATTCGCCACAGACTGGCTCGTTATCAAATCGGCTTTCCATCTGTCCCAATAATGCGGCTTGAGCACCCGTTTAACGACATCCTCACGGGTAAGCAGACGCAGGTCATCCACGTCTATATCACCGTCACCGTCCTTGTCATAGCCGCATGACTTCCACGTACCGATAGTCACACCCATATTCGTAGCACCTCCAAGGTCTGCCGGGTCATTCACGAAACCGCCTTCCCATTTTAGGATAAACGGTGCAAGTTGATTCACATTCGCCATTTCAATTTTCCTCCTTATTCAATTAATACCCATTTTGCGGTTCTCTATCACCGCACTTCTTTCTCTCACACCGTTTCAGTGCCAGTTCCAGTTTCAGGTCAGAATTAGCCTCCTTCAGTGTAAACAGCTCATCCTGTGCCTTACGGAGCCGGTCAGTCTGCTCCACAAACCGCTGTTCCTTCTTCGAAAGCTGCTTCTGAAGGAACTCGTTGTACTCCCGTAATGCCTTGAACTCCTCGACATCAGCATGTGCGTCCTCAATACGCGCGTTGGTCTTACGGGACATCCACCACTTGATAAGCTGCTTGATGCCCTCGATGCCACCGAGTGCGGTCACCAACATAACCCAATCATTCATATCCATTTCACCAATTCATTTAATAATCTACTAATAACCATATCTTTGTCCGACACCGCACAAATGTACATCAGACGAAATCAAACAAGTTGTTGAATTACAATTTTCCACTGACATTCCGTGACAGCAAAAGTAATTGCTTCCACAGCCTCGAAAAAGGACATAAAAAAAGAGCTCGATGACAACGTAAGTTGCCACCAAGCTCTTGGTGTTTATATGCATTTCTATAAGCAAATATAGGAATGCATATTTGAAATCCCATTACTTATTGCATCCTTTTTAAATGGTCATCCAATGTTTTAGGATTGCATTTCAATTTTCTACAAATGGCAGCTTTAGAATATCCGTATTCAAGCATAGTTTTAATCAATCCTTCTTTACCTGTCAGCTTGTAATGCGAGTTATGCCCACCCTTATGCCGCCCTAATTTCTGTCCTTCGGCAACACGCCTGGCAAGACCTTCTTTGGTCCGTTGCGAAATCAAATCACGCTCAATCTGAGCTGACAGACCAAAAGCGAAGGCAAGTATCTGAGACTGTATATTGTTACCCAACTCATACTTCTCCTTTACAGTCAGAACAGTGATTTTTTTTTGCATGAGAGTGTTTAGAATGCTCATCACTTCCATCAGACGACGCCCAAGACGACTAATTTCAGAGCAAATAAGGGTATCGCCCTTCTTGAGCTTCTTTAGTAAGGTGCCAAGCTTCCGTTCTTTTGCAGACTTGGTTCCGGATATGATTTCCGACACCCATTTGTCTATTTGCAGTTCTCTTATCTTACAAAACCTCCCTATCTCAAATTTCTGATTCTCAACTGTTTGTTTATCTGTACTGACTCTAATATACGCGTAAATCATTTTTCACGCAAAGATATAAAACTCAATTACAAGGTAGAAAATAGCACATCCTTATAAGATGCCTATCCAAAGTTATCGGATTACATTGCAGCCTTCTACAAATGGCAGCTTTGGAATATCCGTATTCAAACATCTTTTTTATTAGCCGTTCCTTTCCAGTCAATTTATAATGGGAATTCTGAACACCTGGTTTTCGCCCAAGCTTCATCCCCATGGCTACCCGCCTGGCAAGTCCGGCTTTGGTTCTCCTTGATATATCTTCTCGCTCCCTTTGAGCAAATAAGACCTTTAAAAACGTATCTTGCACAGAATCTGAATCATCTTTAATAAGCTTGTCATCACGGATTTCTACAATATTGGCTTTGGCAATCAGACAATGAGATATGATAGCTATAACCATATACGCACAGCGTCCAAGCCTTGAAAGTTCCGTAACATATATGGTATCGCCTTTGTCTATCGTATTCAGTATCTTGCCTAATTTCCGTACATTGGGATGCCTGGCACCAGACACACTCTCTTCAATCCACTTATCTATAATGAGCCCCTTGCGCTTGCAGTATTCAGTTATCTCGTACCGTTGGTTTTCAACGGTCTGTTTCTCACTGCTCACTCTGATGTAACCGTAATTCATAGGATTCTGTTTTTCTCCTTTAAAAGTAAGAATTTATATGCAATTAATAAAGCATCGAACATAAAGTTTTCATAATCCGGAGGATTCGCCCCTTAAATGTGTTAAGTATGGCAGAGAAGCAGGATATTAGAGAAGAGCAAATGACTGTAACCAACAGTGTGGATTATCTGCGAGGCTTGAAAGGAAATAACAGCGTGTTGATTAGCGTATTAGATGCTATATCGAATAAGGCAATTGTTAATAAAGGACATGTTAAGACTGACGTCCTTAATATCGTCGGGAATTATGTTGCATATTCAACATCAGATATTGATGGCAGTGGAATAGATGGTTGTCTTATCTCGATAAATCCGACCGGGCTTGAAGGTGCACAGATTAAAGTTGCATATAATATGAGCATAATTAAAGTTAGAGCTGCCTATAATGTCGATGGAGCAGCGAAATGGTCAGATTGGAAGTCAATAACTATTACTTGAACTAACTATTTATTTCCTCCTTTCGCTTTTCTGCCATACTCTTTGCCCCTTAAATGTATTAAGTATGGCAGAACAAGATATTAGAGAAAATACGATGAGTGGTGGAACTCCGGCACGGCTGCGTGGACTGGCGGCAAACGGCAACAGTATATCACCGACAATTCAAGAGGTGGCAGAAACTTTCGGTAAAGGATATGCTGCAGATTTGAATAACGAAACAGATTATGGAATTTCTGGCATGTTTAACGCTGATACTATTAATCATCCACCCATTTCATCAGATATTATTTTTGGCATATACTCAAATCATAGAGCAAAATATATAACAGGAGGAGTGTTTTTGTATCAAATAGCTGTCCCAGAAAATATGATAGGAATGTATGTAAGACGATGCTGGAATGGGAATTGGAGCGAATGGAAGTCAGTAACTCTTACTTAAAACTGTGGAATTATTCCACAATACCGTGGAGCACTCCACAATATTCCACAGTATTGTTAAAAGAGGATTTTGCCTTATATTAATGAAAATGAATGCAATATTGTTGCGCAATCATTCTGGTATCAATTTTGTACTATGGTTTATGTCTTAAAAGTTATCAGTAACTTGTAGTTGTTATGGTTAGGCAATAGGTATTAGTTGCATTAAGGTTTAAAGACATTTTGTTCATATTGATTTTCATTCGGAAACTCTCTTTGTTTGGCATTGCATCCCGGTCTGTGAAGTATCGGGATGTTTTTACTTAGATGGTTGCTGTTTCCGACTAAATACTGTAACTTTGTATAGTTAGCCGATATACTACTTAACTAATACTATTTTATTCTTTGGAATAATGAAAGTATTCTCGGTCTGTGAAGATCGGATGCTTTTGGTGGGTAATGCCGCCAATTATTCCAGTTAAGTGTTTAGGTTTTATGCAGTCTACCCCATGAATGGACTGCATTGACAAGAAGTATTCTGCCCGTTCTGACCGAGATGGCCGGAACGGGCATAACCAGAATGAAAATCCACATGGCTTGCAGAACCACTATCATAAGGTACCAATCCTTTTTAAAACTATGTATGTTTCAGTGCTTCTGTTGTTTTTGATAAAAAAGCTACCATTTGTCGTTTTTCGACCGAAAGCAACACCTTTAGTCCCATCTGTATAATCACAGTAAAAATTTGAACCTGCATCTGACACAAAACCTTTTGAATAGGAACCAAAAGCAAATATAGCAGTTGCTGCATTGTTGGGGGATGCAAGCAAATACATACCGTACCCCAAGTCGCCAAGGTCTTTTTCCTCTTTTGCCGCCAATGTAAAGCTATAGGTATATATTCCCATTGCGTTCATTACCTCTTCCAATGTTGGTGATATACTGTTGCCGTTTTTATCCAGTCCACGTAATCTTGTAGGTGTTCCACCACTCATCGCATTCTCTCTAATATCTTGCTTATCTGCCATATTCTTACATTTAAGGGGCATAATTTCCGGATGGAAATATTACCCGATTTAACATTTTAATAATTAACTCGTTTTGTAAATTATAAATCAAATTTTTCCGTAATATCTGAAGAACTCAAAAGGAGTTCTCACATCAAGATAACCGTCTACCTCTTCGTTGGCTTCCGCTTCCATTTCAAACGCGGAATTTCCGTAAGCCTTATCACCTACATTTATCCAACACCGGTTACGGCATAAGTGATACATGTAGGATATTGCGTACTCCACACCATACTGGAGGTAGAACCACAACGGGCATAGCAGATATACCCATAAGTTGAATCCGGTAAACAGCATGATTACCGTCAGCAGCACAGCGGATGCAATCATGCATTCCTCCCATTGGCGCACATGAATCGCCTCATGGTTAAGTGTACTCTGCTTCATCTCCTCCTTGCTTTTCTTGGTGAAGACGAAACATCCCAATGTGATGGTGTTGTAACCCTGCCACAGCAGCCATTTCGCTAACTTGCTTTCATAAAAAACTTTCATACATCTTTCCATTTATATTAGTTTGTTAATTAACCGGGTTTTCGTAATCATGGTCACCCAAATCAGCATACGAATACGAAATGCCATTTTTATTGGTTGAAATCCAGACTCCTCCCAATGATATGAATTCATAAACACCAGGCTCTGTGATATGAGCTTTATTGCAATAATGGTATTGACCGTCAACCAACTCCATATCATTAAATCCGTCCGATGTCACAACTGACACATAGCCATATGTGCTCCCTGAAGAATTATTATATATGATCAAGGATATTTTCATACCCACACATTGGGCAGAGCTGGGAAGCATGTATTCACTTTGGCCTATTCTACTGGGACGCCCATTGCCAAAATCCGAACCAAAATTGGGGTTCAGGTAAAAGTAGCCTTCATTGGAACTAAACCCATGTATCTTTATGAATGCCGCTGTCGCTGTAATTTTTCCTTGAACATTGACTTCTCCAGTCTCACCATCAATGTTACAAGTGACATTTCCATTCTTATCCCTTGCCAATACGTTCTGTACCACCAAATCATCCACAAGGATTTCATCGGCACGTATCTTTCTTATTAAAGCCATATCCATAGCTACAAACATAAACTGCTGTGCCGCCTCCCAATTAGCATCACCGTCTATCGAGGTAGGTGCGACAGTGACCGACGTACCGTAAGCCCGTACCCGAAACGGAATGGTGCGATTGTTGAATGTGGCCAGTACGATGTCATGGTAATCTTCATTCCAGACATATGTGTTGCCCTTGGCGAAAAAACCTCTCGGACGCGGCTCACTGGCATCCCGTCCGCTTGAACCGTCATAGCTGACACCCACGGACATCTCCGCAATGAAACTGTCATTCCATGCCGAAGCGTCAGCCTGGCTCTGGTAACAGCGGACAGAGAAAGTTGAATACCCTGCAGAAGCGTTGACCGTAATCTCGGAAGCCCTCGAAGGCCCTGCGATGGCGCTCCATATCCCGTTGCTGTACCCCCGTGCGGCCAGATATCCGTCCGGATAAGTCAATGTGGCGCTGCCGAGCGTCCGCTTGGCATAGACCCGAAAAGCTGAAGGCACCAAAGACCCGGCACTGCTCACCCGTATATTGCTGCATGTACTGATGAGATATACCATGCCGCCATCCTGGGTAAGCTGCTCCCATTCGGCCGTGTTCACTTCTCCGGTAGGAATATAGCCGTAGCTCTTTCCACCGTTCTGTGTCTGTAGGATGCGCCTATCCTGACTGTCATTGACTGTCCATAGAGGTGGATTCGATGTATCAACCTTGGAGAGCCATGACCGGCCACCCATCGTGCAGATGGTGAGCTTTTTGAATGGAGTATTAGCTGTGCGCCACTCACCGCCAGCCTTGACGGATTCGCCGTCACCGCCAGGTTTTCCTGGATTACCGTCGTTACCATCCACGACCATGGGTATAGTTTCCCGGTCCACGACCTGCCCACCCACATAATAGACAAATTGTAACTGCGTCGTGAAGTTCTTCGGAGAGATGGACGTGCCGTTCTGTATCTCGACCTCTGCGCCTCCGTCCTTACTGTATTTCAGTACGCCATCCGTCGTGATGGAAGTGCTACCGCCTACAGACTTGGTACGTGTACATGACACCCCGGCTACACTATAAGTGCCGTCCTTCCGTTTGCTGACTGAAGAAACGGAAGGCACCAGCCTATAGAGTACCGCATCACTGCCCGGATTACCGGCACGCACCCCGGTAACAGTGAACACCAGCTCACGGCTTATATCCGTATCCTGTACTGTAGCCGTAACGGTTATCCTGACCTCTGAACGTGCAGGCATCGAAATGCCGGAAGCCACGGTAAACGCTATCACACCCGTATTGACATTGTAGCTCTCCGTGACACCGGAGGGCGTCACGCATGAGATGGACTTGAGCTGTAGTTTCTTCGTACCATACCACATGCCGACGGTCGTATTGAGCACGGACTGCGAAACAGTCTTTCCTTCGTATGTCAAGGCAATGCTTTCCATCTCGTTGTCGAAATCGGCTACAATGGCCGACTCGCCGTCAAAGCCCCATTTGGCCCAGATGGCTGCCGGGCTGAACGCGCTCCATAGACCGTCCTTCTTCGTGCGGCAACAAGCCCACTCGTATGGCAGGCTCTCGCTGACACCAATCGGGTCATCATGCCAGCCGGACGGCACGTAGTCATCAGTCTGTGATGTGGCAGGGGTTGCCGGAGCGATATTTTCCGCAGTATGCTTAAAAATCCATTCATAATCCCTACCGTCACGCCCGTCCTGGCCGTTCTCCACCAGCAGCTCATACTCAGCGGTATTCAAGTCCCCGGTAATGGTATAACCGTAGGACTTGCCGCCGTTCTGGGTCTGCAGGATACGGCGCCCCTCATTGGTCGTCTGAGTCCACATCGGAGGATTGTCTGTACCACCGGGAGCGACACATAAAAACACACGTCCGGCCATCCTGGTAATACCCATGTAAGGTATATGCTTGCCGGTCTGCCAGTCACCGCAATTGGTAATGCTTGTACCGTCTGCACCCTTGCTGCCAGTCACACAGATGGCGTTCGTTGTGGTGGAAGTATCGTCAGTAAAGACTATCCTTGTCCGGGTCCAGATATACCAGCCGTTTTTCCACGCCGGAGAGTCTGTCTGCCACTCGCCTCCGGTTGTGGTGGCCGATGAAGAGGAAAGGTAGTATTCTTCGGTAATGGACTTGATGCCCTTGCCGTCGGCTCCCTGCCCACCACTGATACAAGCCGCTTGGGTGTACTTGACTTCGCCATCAGAATAGACAATCTTCGTCCGCGACCAGATATACTTGCCGGCTTCCCATTCTGGGGAGGTAGTCTGCCAACCGTCCACCGGGGCAATGACATTCGACACCGATATCGCGTATTCCACATCGGTAGACTTGATGCCCTTGCCGCTTTCTCCCTTTGCCGCATATTTCAGCCAGTCGGCATTGCCGTCTGCCGGTTCTGTAGACGTGCCTTTCTCATTGACACATATCCATGAGCTGCCGTTATGCGTCACCTCATCGTAATAGGCATACTTCTCATCCTTTTCCCACGTCCCCTTGAATAGCGGCACCCGGAAAGCCTCGCCGGTGATGTCATCTACCTGGAATATCTTGCCGGACATGATGACGTGGCGAAAAACAGCCGAGTAGTTGTCTGCAGGAATACCATGCACGGTACGGCCTTTCTTCTTACCAATCCACGACATCTCTTGTGCCGGTTCCGGGTCCCATGTATTGGCGTGGTCAAAGAAAGTAATGCAGTTGTTGCCACCCACCGTATCGATAAGGATGTACGTCTGTCTATCCTCATCTGTAAAGTTACCCGTCTGGGCGAGTACCATCGCATCCCCCGGCTTCCAGTCGGTACCCGGTTTCGGCGTCATGACGAATGTCTTGGCAGTGTAATCGGCAGAAGTCACCCGGAACTTCATCTCCTCGAACCCCTGCAGCTTGCCTTCAGGTGACTTGGTGACGAAGTAGGTGGTCAGAATGTCATCGACAAACTGGCTCAGACCGTCGGCATCGGTCAGGTCAGGGGTTATGGTATAGCTACCGTCACCATTATCGCTCCACTCCTTGACCGTACACCCACCTCCGGGAGAGGCACACATACGTCCCTTGAAATAGGTCACACGGTTATAGGCAATCTCTGGAACAAACAGACGCTTCCTAAATATGCCTTCCTCCATCTCGAGAATGCCGTTCTTGTCGATGCACCCTCCGGAAATACCGGTGATGAATTCGCCGAACTTGACCCAATCTCCGAAGGTAATCGGAAAAGGAGTGCCGTCAGCCTGGTCTTTGCGGAGGAACACCTTTGATAATTCCTCGATGCTCATTCCTTGTTGAATGAGTTCAAGAATGCCAATAAATGTCCGTCCAACCCTCTCTGCGGTATTCTCTCCCTCAGAAGAGGCGTTCCTTATCTGTAGAGCAAGTTTCCTTAATATGTCAAGTGTATCAGGCATTATTCACCAAGTACTCTAAAAGTTACACGATTAGCATTAATCCCTCCATTTCCTCTATACAGCGGAAAGTCTTTTTTGTTATCATTCAAATACCGAACACATTCTTTCATATACCTATCAGCAACAAAGAAAGCATCATTATAAGCTATAAGTTTCTCCTTAAAATCAGAACGCGATGAATATTCGTTATCTTTATTGACAAATCCAAAACGGGTGACATTTCCATCTCCATTTTTCACGATACGAGCATAGGTATAATATGCTAATGTCATTTTCAGCCCTACAAAGGAACGTTTGCCTCCACATTCTATGGTATAAGAACTACCATTAAGCAACTCACTATAATTTTCCGGATGTTCTTTCACATCTAAGAATAAAGCATCACCCAAAGCTGACTTCAAATCAATGTTCTCCGACTCCCGAATATATGCCTCTATCTTTTCCGTATCGATGTGTATTGACATCGTACGAGCCAACTTATAGACCTCATCTGTTGTTATTAGACACTGCAGCATTTCTTATATATTTAAGAGGTTGTACACTAAAGTCATTGGAAGGATTGAGAGGTTCATACCAATGCGCAAAAATTTTCTGAAAAGCCCGTTCAATCATGCGTTGTTGCTTTGACACAATAGAGTTATAGTATTCAAAAGCATCTTCCAATATATCCCCAGAAAAACCAACCTTACCAATCCGGATACAATACCAAGGCTCCTGCCCGAAAGCTGAATAAATACGTTCAACTACACTGGCATCAGTAACGGTAAACTCCTTATCATAATTTTTAGGACTAATATCCACAAACTCCGGTTTTTCTTCATCAGATTCCAAGGTTACCTCTAAGACCTTTGTCGCATTGGTGTCTCCTTGTAATTGCACAATAGTATCAGAAAAACCAGTATCTTCGTTAGTCCTATCCTCTTTTATAGGATTTCCGTTTTCATCAAAACGTACCGAAGAAGCACCTTTCTTTGTAATTATCATCCCGGAAGGCATGAAGTTACAGCGCACATTACGATACTTCACATTGGCTAATCCCTCATCCGTACTCATTTCCGTAATCACACGGTCAGCTCTTCCGATAGGATACACGAATTTCCCAGTGTTACTAATCCATAATATCTGCCCCTTATAGTTTTCAATCCCTCCGGCAGCCCGAATTTGCGCATAGACCACCTCCTTACGTGGATTAAATACATCTATAAACTCCACATTTTCTGGTATTACCTTTATGGCTTTTCCCTGACGGGTTTTCTTTCCTGTCCAATCCGGATGAACTGCGATTTTTGCGATATATCCGGATTCATCCTCCTCCAACAAACGGCAATTTTCAAAGGGGATGTGCTGTACTTCCACTATATCTGCGAACATATTATAATTAACATGTATCGCCATCCCATCGTAATCAGCAACATCCTTGCAGACGAAAGCATGGATGTCATCTGCCGTATCTCCACGGCGGTTAACCACATATTCAGAAAAAGCAACCTCACGAAACCCATTTCCCTCTATGAAATTGGCATAACGTTCTGCACATTCGCTACCCGTTGAACTCGCAGCGATGATATTTCTTAGATGTTGGGGATATAAATTATCATCACCGTAGCTTTGGATGCCAAGATTACGTAAATAGCCCGTGTCAACACGCCTATTACTCTTCTTCTTTAATTCATTTACGTTCATCGTTCCGTGAGGTTATTCTTTATTTCACCGTTTCTACGGCTTCTATAGTCTGCTTAGAGTCAACTACAGATTGAGCCTCTTTAATATGAGCATCCAATACTTTAGCTGTAACTTTCTTCCCGTTCAGTTTATAAGTCTTGAACGCATCTCTCACAATCTCAGAAGTAGCACCTTCCACTTCAAAGGCTTTCACCAGTTCTGAAACCAAAGTTTCATCCAATGGTAAAGCAGGACTCATCCGTCTTTCAACCCTTTTCTCCCAATCGGAAGGCGTTGAAGCAAAAAAGACTATCCCTTTAGGATTTTCCGCAAGATACCTTTCTGCCGCTTCGTCAGTGAGATTGTTGTTGGTGTACATTTCACTACTTCCAAAACCTACTTGGAGCAATACACCATTTTTCAATGCATAACTTGATTTTTCTTTCATTTTTCCATATCTTTTTAAGTACGAATGCATTTCAATCACAGCGTCACGATAGCAATCACCACATGAGGTCTTGGTAAATGTCCTACCAAGAACTTCATGAAACATCAGTTCAATGTCTGATTTATCAGAAGAAGAAAGGGAGACCTTATCTCCCAATCTCTTCAACTTATCAACCACCTCCAAGACAAGCATATTCCCTCCTATGCTGCCGGTTCAGCCGTCAAGGTATTGACAGCTGTCTTAGTTGCTTCATAACTCGTCTTGAACAAGAATAATGCAGATTTAGGCGTTTTCTGCTCTTCCAAGGTAACAGCCCATCCCCCTTCAGTATCCTCACTATACTTATCGTTGTCGATAGCTGTAGCTGTAAGTCCTTGATAGTAACCATACACCTGAAAAGCGGCATCACCAGGGTTTCCTTCTTTCTGTAAACCCTTATATTTATTCTCCAACACCACAACATAGGTACCGTTAGCCAATCCGTCAATAACATCAGCGCATACATCCGGATCGTTTGCCAATATCACAATCGCGACAGTATTGGTAAACGAACTACGATATGTGCCAGCCACTAATGAGGTCTTTGTACCCGTAAATGGATTTTTACCAGGAACAACAACCTTATAAGCCTTCTTCCCGGTTTTCATAGCCAGCGTTTCAATCACATTCTTTTTTGTAGAATTGAATACTGTGGCTGCAAAGTCCACATCCGCACGATTCATTATTACCCCTTCCTGCTCCAATCCTTGTACTACTGGATCATCACACGACGGAACAATATCTTTCTTTAAAATATCATCACATACTCCCATAGAATACCTCCTTTTGTCAATATGCTACTTGCACCAAGTTGTCCTCGCCAATCATAGAACCGAGTTTACCAGTAGAATAGATATAATTCTTACGGGGTTTTCTTTCAAACCAGATATCAAGGTCAGATATCGGGTTATCGCCTTCACAACCGTACATTAAATTGTCCGGAGAACATAGAACCGCACGGTGAGGAAGGTTCAGTTTCGTTTTATCGTTCTGATACGCTTGAATAAATCTATCCCAAATAGAACATTTTACGACCGTAACGCCGTCATACTCTCCTACTTCAAGGCCGTCAAAAATGACCGTCCAAGGCATAATAACCTTATATTTCTCCCTCACATCACGTGACAAAGAATCACATAATGATTTTGTAGCAAAAATTGCATGTCCGGACTTCTGGAAAATACGGCTATCCGCATCTTCAAGCATCGTGTCAAACACAGATGTAGCAGCCCCCAATTCTTTCATCTTGGACTTCTGCAAAGCATAAGATGCTTCAGAGTTGGCTGATATAACGGTATGCTGACCGGAATTCTCTGCACATATGGCAAACAGGCGTTTAAAGAAACCGTCACATGTCTTGAACAATTCTACATTCAATCCATCCGTAATTTGACCGGAACCGTCAATATTAGCGGCATCCTTGTCTCCAAACCAAGTGAAGCGCCATAACATTTTCATCATTGCTTCCGTCAGTTTTGGAAGGACAATCCCATCCATATATTCAGTAGAAGTAAGGTCCGCAATATTGGTACCGGTCTTCAAGCAGTACTTTGCAATAGTATTCTCCAAATCCTCATAGCACATTTCCAACGGAACTTGCCAGTCGCCAATTTCCCATACTTTCTGGGCGGCAGCGATAGCCACTTTTTGATATTCAGGGTCACATCCGGCACCTGCGATACCTACATCCTCCATCTCACCGATGAAGCCAACTTTCTTGCCATTGGTCACTTTAGGCATGAACGTCATAAAACGCTCCATATCCTCATTTTGAAAGACTGTCAGTTCAATCAAGTCTTTCAAATCCTTCACCGCCTGATTGTCTGGCGTCAATTTTGAAAAATCTAAAATAGGCATACTCAATTCTCCTTTCTTTACTTTTTAGTTCTCTTCTCCCTTTCCTCTCTCAACTTTCTTTGAATAGGTGTCTCCTCTGCACTTGCTTGTGTCTCAACAGTATTCTTGAAGGATTGGGTACGCAAAGAGACTCTATAGGTTGAACAATGTTTTGCTAGCCAATTCTCACCTCCTGCCATCTTTACAGCATTCAGTATCTTATTGTCCTCAACTGTACGGGCATTGGTTTTCAATGCCGCATTTTCCTCTTCAAGTTCTTCAATGCGCGCCTTTAAAGCTTCAATCTCCTCGTCACCGTTTGCTTCTTCCGGGTCTTTGATTTCTGTAATCACTCCGTCTGTTACAATGATAGTCTTACCATCGGGCATAACATGCTCGCCATCGGGGGATGCCGCATCTCCCACCTGCGGTTCTCCTTCTTCACGTTCCACCGTCAGTGTATTACCTTCGGCATCTGTCAGTTCCATAGATACTACCGGAATGTCTTCTATCTTCTGGTAGCCACATTTCGCAAGCAGTCTGTCAATGATAGATTGCTTTACCGTTACTTGTTTCTCTTTGTTCATTTTCTCACTATTAAGTTTATAATCAGTTCCTTTTGCTGTAGTCGGTATAAGAACACCAGATATAAATCCAAGTTGTTTTGCAACCTCACCGCCAAACCATGCCTCCTTGTTCATCTGGACCTCCAAAATGGTCGATTCAACTCCTGTCCGTTCAACATATACAGCCATCATCTTATCCTTTTCCGCTTCCAGACTTGATTTGATGGATTCTATAGTTTCAAGGTCCAATAAATCATCATATCTTGCCAAATATGGTTTGTGGATGAGAAACTTTGCATGAGGATAAGCTTTTCTGCGTTCAAGTGGAGCAGAAAGCAAAATGATGGTAGCCATAGAAGCACATCGTCCAACAACGGTACAAGATATTTCCTTGCCCGACGCACGTAATGCATCATAAATAGCATACCCCTCAACCGTATCACCGCCGCACGAATGGATTTCAATGTCAATTTTAGGGTCAGCCGGGTCAAGCCATGAAAGGAAGTATTGGATATCCGGAAACGAAAGCCCCTCGTCACCGGTCAAATACCAATTTTCCATTTTATCCTTATCAGCTACAATGTCCTTGTTAATGTATAATTTAGCCATATCACATAATTGTTTGTAACAAAGGTAGAAAACATGATACGGCTTGAAGAAAATAAGAAGTCTATTCCACTGACACGCTTTGTCAGCAACTTTTTCAAAACAAAAAAAGAGCGGAATAATTCCGCCCCCCCTAAACATCCACCTTACTTGAGAACTTATCTATTATCCGATAAATTGTCCTTTCCGCAATATTATACTCATCGGATAAATATTGCATGATATAAGTCTTTTTATGTCCCTCCTTTGACAGACGGACATATTCTTGATACACGGGAATATATTTCACATCCCCGACATCAAGCGAAGCATCCCCCATCATTTGAAGAAGACTCTTATTCAATATCAATAGTTCATATGCTTTCATATACTACCAAGATTTTCAACGTACTTAACCCTATTAGCAACAGAGGTAAACTCTTCCACAGAAACCACCGGAGCAGGCGCCATCATCATACCTTTTGCAACAGCTTTGGCCAGCATGTCCTCTCCTAACGCCTGATTGGAAGAAGCTGTTACATTAATGGGAATACCTCCTCCTATCTGATTGAAAGCCGACAATAACGGAGCAAACATCGAGGTTGCAGCAGCCGTCATTACACTTTCACCGTTGGACAACATAGCAGGTATGGAATCGCTTGTACCGGAACCTGGCCCTTCAACTTTACCTCCTTGTGCAAATTTAGCACTTTTCACCGATTTCATAGCCTTTCCCATAACAGTAGTTACAGATGCCACTACAGTACCTATCGCAGCAAGCATGTCAATCCATGTTGCAGATGAGCGGGTAGCTGTTTCTACGGCTTTGGCAATGGCTACCCCTTGTGCGATAGAAACCTCCGCAATAGCCAGTATTTTCGCCAACTGGGCCATATTCTCGTTATCTCCTGCCGCTTGTTCCAACAAATCAGAAAGATTCCCTGCCAAGACAGAAAGGGATTCACCTTTATTTTGCTGCATCTCCACTTCCTTGTCAATGACCGCCTGCTTTGCATCCAAGTATTCTTGGTCTGCAGCAAGCTGTCTGGCCCGGAATTCGGCATCACTCTCCTCTCCCATCCGTCTCAAGCTGTCTTTCAGTTCAAGCTTCTGCTGTTCCTGCATACGAAGAAGCTCAAGTTCACTATATCCATTCAATTTAGCTTCTGCCAATTCATTATCCAATCGAAGTTTGAGTGCATCAGCTTGTTTCTTTGCTGTATCATTCTCATGTTGAACGGACAAATCATCAATCTCTTTATTGTACTTCTCCGTGACAGCAAGCTTCATCTGTTCAGTAAGCTCTTTCTGACGAAGTTCTACGTCACGTTGGACAACAAGTTGCTGTATTTTGAGTTGGTATTCCTGCTCACTTCCAGCTTTTACGGATTCAAGTTGCAGAGAGATTAGTTTCTGCCGGTTCTCCATCTCCTTCATCAGTTGTTCTTCCGATAATTGCTGTAATGCATCATTTTTTTGCTGTTCAAGTGCAATGATCTGCTGATTGAGTGCTTGGCGCATAGTTGCTGTAAGACCTATTTCAGTACGTAAACGAATGCGTAAATCCTCTATCTGACGCTCATACACTCTCTTAGTCTCAATAAATTGTTTTTCTTGGGCATCCTTGACTATCTTCAAGGCTTCATCTTCTGCTTTTCGGATTTCCTCGCGCTCTTTTTCTTTGATGGCAGCCACTTTCTCTGCCACAGCTTTCTGCACTGTGACTATTTCTCCTCTAATCGTATTCTCCTGCTCAAGTAATTCCATAGTTTTAGAGAAATACTCCTTCTCCGCATTGTATTTTGCAGCTTCAAGTTCAGCCAACTTATCATTTGTCTCTGCATCATTTTCTGCCCATTCTGAACGCTTACGAAGAAGCTCAAACTCTCTCGTTGCCAAATCCACATTCCGCTTTGCCTGCTCCTCTTCAAGCTTATTAGCCTGCTTTACGAAAGCAAGTCTCTCCTCTGCCGTGAACTTCTCCTTGTCTTTCGCCTGCTGGCGCAAACGTGCGACCTCCAGCTGGTCTTTAGCATTCTGTACTTGGTCCGTTCGCGCTTGTTTTGCTATGGCTGCTTCTTCCTTAGCCAGTTTGATAGCCTCTCTATTGGCATCGTTAATGTCCCTGATATACTTTCCTATGCCAGGCAATTTTTCTGCCATCTTAGCTATCCATCCAATCATCTTTGCTCCAGACTCGACAACAGATAGAATACCTCCCGCTAATCGTTGAACTATGTTCAAAAGAAAATCAAGTGACCTTGATAATGGAGCAGTAATAATGTTCCAACGATTTGACGCTTCTTCACTGGAATTTATAGCTTTGGATACAAGCATTATCGCTGCAGCAATATTAGCAAGAATAGCAACTATCGGATTCGTCAGTAAAGCTAATAATTGCTTACTAAATCCTATAACAGCTGTTTTCCCAACATTAAAAGCTTGTTTCACTCCTCCAAGTTCTGTTTGCATTTTAATAATTGAATCAAGAAATGGGATATTTGATTGTGCAGCCTTTAAAATAGCAGCTTCATAGTTTCCTACATTCCGATAAAAGCGCAGCGTTTCTTCTTCCGCACCTTTCAGTTCATCGGTAATGGCATTTATCTTATCTTGCAGCTCTTTGCCTTTGACTCCCTCACGCTCTACACGACTTAATCTGTCATAAGCAGCAGTAAGATTGGAAAGCTCAGCCCGCAACCTAACAAGGCTTCCTTCCATCTCTGTCTGCTCTTTACGTTCATTTTGAATTTGTTTATTCAATACACGGATAGATTCGGTGTATTCTTTGGCGGCTATCTTTGTTTCTGCCATCATTAAGTTGTATTTTTCCCTCTCTATCCGCCCTTTACTCACATCCTCCTTCAACTGCTTTTCCCTTGCTTTTAATTTATCAAGTTCAGTACTGTATTCAGCTATCTTAGTAATGGCTTTATCATACCTCACTTTAATCTCTAATATTTTCTCTTCCGCATTTCCCATAACTACACCTCCAATTGTAACAATTTACATTCACATATTCCCGTATCTTCTGCCTTAATGGAAATAATGGCATAATATCTACCATATTGGGCCAAATAAATTGGAACAGTCATATCTAAGTCTCTCAACTCAATATCATTTATTTCTATCTTTTCTGTAATAACAATAGGCCTTCGTATGATAGATTGGTATGTTTGGTAATACATAGAAAGGAGTGTATTCCAATCAAGACCAGTAAATACCCCTTTCACACCATTATAAGCCAATAATCTTGGCTCAACTGAATTGTATTCCAAATTACCTTCCTCATCATATGAATATATTGGTATCTTGGCTACATCCGAGAATTGGTCACTAGCAGCAAACGGCAATTCAACAACATCTCTTTCACTTTCTATCGTTTCGTTTTCTACAAACAAATACCCATCATATTTCCCCACTACCGTATCATCCTCCTTCCATCTATAAAAATTCTTTTGAGAAAAATCATCAAGAGAATAGGCAATCGCATTAGGTTTATTATCTTTATATGTAGCAACCAGCCTACGGGTCCAATCCAACGCTTTCGCCTTATTAGACATAATTGTATCAAATGATACAAACACAAGGCCGTTACTTTCTGTGAACAAAGGGAAAGTACCTATGATTGCCGATATAGCTTTAATAAAATCAGACTGCTTTATATCTGGCAGATTAGGTATTATCCAATATCTACCACCCAATAATATTTCTTGCTCTATATTCGTTATCTTCAACGTGCCGCTAATAGAAACGACATCAGATGGCTTGCCTATATTCTGCAAAGCAAATTTCAGATGAGGAATAGAAGAATGTAGAGTAGAAAGCATCTCTGTTTGCCTATTCTCAAATTGAAACAAGACCTCATATACACCGTCACTTATAAAATTTACATTCAGTAATGGAATTGTAAGTACAGTACTTGTATCCAGTTCGCTACCGACTTCATTGAAGTTGTAATTATAAACTTCCAATGTAGCAGATAATGGAGCCACATTTGTATTTACTTTAACTTTAAAATTACCCGATATCTTAGGTACAGCATTTATGACTTTAGACCTATAGCCATTGTAATATCCTCCACTCACTCCGTTTCCTATTACTGCAAGGTTTCCATAAAACGAACCAACATTTCCCATATCGTTGAAGTATATGTTTGTCTTGCCAGCCCTATCCTCTGCAACGCCCTTTAAATCAACGGTTATAGCTTCGATTTCTGCATACTCTTCGCTTGGATTTTTTTCCAATAATGGAACAAACATGTTTTCCAATAAAGCCTCTTTGTCTTTTGGAAAAATAAAAGATATGCCGTTATCCTCTTCTATGTATTCCATGATTTGTTTTACAGACTGAACAGGATGATACCACACCATTGAATCTCCATTTCTGAAACCATAGTCAACCTTTGGATATACACGATCATTTTCTCCCCAATCTTTCCATTCAATATATTTCGGATAATATATACCTCCCACATATTCACCAGCATCCATATCTCTCAGGCTTTTTCCACTTTCAAGCATTGATGATAGTGCTGTTATATTTCCCCACGTCATGGCAATCTCAATCTTATCAGATATAGATATAAGTACAGCCTTAGCAGTTGGAATAACCTCTACCCCATTACGAAAATATCTTGCATCATGATATTTCCGAGGATAACCGGAGTCTGCAGATGGAAGCTCAGCATGCGATATGATACGTTGATTCCTTATTGTCTTAGGTAATTTGATTGTATAACTATTATTGCTCACAATCTTACTCAAGTCTGTAAAAATATTGCTCTTGAAATTAAGTGTAATCTTGGTATTATCGTCCAAGTCTACCAACTTACCATCAATAAATAGCATGTCATTTCTCATAAGCTTTGTACTCTTGTTTCTGGTAATATGATTGTTGCTACGAAATCCTGCAATACGGCTTTTGTCTTATTGAAATTACCAACAGATACATTCACCGCCTTCCAGCTATCAACTCCATTCACATTTTTACCTGCATACATATCAACGATGGGTGACAACGCGAGTTGAAACAAGAAGTCAAACGTTTCAGAGTCCACTAAAGGAGCACACACCAACAATGTATTCTCTTCTGTTTTTCTCTGCTTACGTCCTGAACCTCCATGATAGCCATTAACATAGTTATAGTCTTGCATATTATTACGAATGAATTCACCATCATTGGCAATTTGTTTGCTCTCATCACCACGTTTAAACAACCAATAGCAATAAAAGCCATGACGATTTATCCAACGTAAATAAATTCCATCCGTGCATTCATCAACTAAAAGCCTCACATTTGCGGCCACATTCGTCAATGCGTGAAAAGTAAAGTCAAAGGTATTATCGAATACACTTGCTCCCGTACTGGTTCCAGGGAGATTCAAAACAACATCCCTATTCGCATCAATACCCTGCAAAGTAAGATTATACACTTTGCGGTCAGACAATATGATGGACGGCAAAACTTGACCGTCAGCAGTCACACTAACAGTACCGGCCCCCGCAGTGTACATACCGACCGTAAATGGTAAGTTCCTAAACCATGTTAGAATACGGTCACCATTATATCTTTCGCCGACTTTCATTGCGCCCCAAATAATAAAAGTATTAAACTGGAAACTTTCTCCGATAGTGCTATCAGACGTATACATATCCACTTCAACAGAGAACAGACGCCCAAGCTGACTATCTTGTGGAATAGAGGATTGATAGTCAATCTTGCCAAACTCCGTTGCATCAAAAGCCGATTGCATATAGAAAGACAGATCAAAGAAACATGCGGTTTTAAATAATGCACGTTTTTCCTTATATTCCTTTCCGGTAAGTACGTCGGTTATCGTTGCTTCCACCCATGCCCAAGTATATCCACTAATATTTATCACTACCGGATTGAAACAGAAAGATATTTCATCCGGATACTCGATTGTAGTATTTCCTATCTTATGCGTCCTCATTACTATGCAAATTTATATGTTGTACATCGTTCAGAAAAACACCAAACACACGGTCCATAATATCCCGTATCGCTTGTGTAACACTCGTTGAATATATATCCTCATGCGTTCCAGAGTGATAAAGCCTAGTACCCTCATTTGCAATCTTACGAGCTACGAGATAAGCAAACGATTTAGGCTTTTCTACTTGAATCCTCTTATCCACCACCCATTGCTGAATTATTTGATAAAAACCTTTTGGGATTTTTCCCGGTCCGCGTCCTGTTTCCAGAACTCCAAAAGCCTGTCTACCGAATAAAACACCATGATTATCATCGACTACGACATGCAGGCTCTTGATGGTTCTTCCGCTTGCACGCTGTCCAGCTTGTATATGATTCTCAATGATACGCTGCCGAAGTTTATCCAACTCCTCGTTCAGTATATCTTTAACGTCCTTTCTTCTGTCTTCCATAACTAACACATGGGTACTCCTTGAACCTCTTTCAGTTTCAATTCTATTACTATTCCAGTAACATTTACATCCAGCTTATCATAGAAAACGGAATAAGGGACCTCATCGCTTACCCACTCAAACAGCCCGCTCCTATTCAACTCACGGATAAATTGAACTGCATACCCTTTGCACCTCTCAATAACCTCATCATTCTCCACCCCATCGAAATCAAATTTGGTCTTATCAGCAAATGCTATCATGCAGTTAGGAGAATCCCTTAGCTGTGTTCTTGATATGACGAATTTCCCGGATATAGGAAGCAAATTTATAATGGCCGGCAATGGCATCTTATCCAACCGGATATTGGCAGTCGCCCAGTTATCGAACAAATAGGTGACTCCTTCCAGCTTTTCTGCAACAGAAGCTATCTTCCTTTCTACACTTGTATTCATTGCTTATTCTGATATATTTCTCGTAATCGACGTTCATAACGTATTTTCTCCGCATCCATGTCAAGACACTTGTACACTCTTACCCATGGAACACTCTCTACCTGCTCATGGTCAGTTATCCCCATACGGGTAGCATAGTAATCCACCAAGCCAAACAACCCGAACGAAAGCTTATCCACTCCGGCACGTCTTTCTTCCGGAGTCGGTGCCACGCTTGTAGTTTCAAAGAGCTTGGTAATACGTTCAACTTCCCTAGCTATCCATGTGGAGAATCCCAAAATATCCGCTGCTTCATACTTCTCTATCTTATCAATAGACAAACCAAGGACAACACGGCATGGAACCATTATACAATCTATTCCATTGCGTACGGATTGCAGTTCCATCAACTGACCTATGGTGAGGTCGTTCAGAGTCTCCGGAACTCTGACACCTGCGACAAAGTCCGGTTTAGGCAACTTTCCTATCTGCTCCAACAGTTCAGTAGCATTGCTCGCCACGTCACTCAATATCAAAAACTCTTTTACTGTCATATCTGTCCTAATTTTGCTTTTGGTCTTTTAGGTATCGGTTTTATACGAAAAAGCATTGCCATTATCAACATGTCGAGGTAATCCGGAGAATGCCCGAGTATATCTTTCATCTTCTCCTTGCTGATTATCCCTTTCTTCCGGGTATCGGCATCTATATGGTCTTGCTTCAAGACGGACAATTCTTCCATTATGCGCTCCCTTTGCGCTTCCGTACATATAACCCTTATCTGCCGATTATTTATTAGTTCTGCAAGCTTAAATGCACATTCAGACTTCAGATTGTCGTACTCTGGATTAACAGGTCGGTTACCACCATGAAATTCTTTGATACCATTCAAATAACTTTCAAGGTAGCTTCCAAGTCCATCACTATCAACTACCATCATGCTACGTGGAATCTTCCACTGTATCATCATGTTTTTAAGGTCCGTCTCAATAGATTTACCCGTGCTATATTCCTGGTCTAACCGGATATAACACACATTACCCACCCAGTGCCCCCCGACAAAGCGGTCGCGTCCTTTCATGGCAAGGTCAGCTGCTCCCGTCGATAAACCAGCCGATATTACATGCTCATTAGTAAATAAGTCGCAAATAGCATCATAATCACAAAGTGCTGTCGGGTCGTTGTCATACTCCCAATTACCATAGTACAAGCGCTCCTTTGTCACTTTGTCCCTGGTATTACGGAGCGTATCTATGTAGTCCTCGGTAGCGTAGGGATTATCCTGCACCAATGCTTGAATAAAAGCGTATGGGGCTTCCAGCCTGCCTTCTTTCCACGGTTTGTAGAACTCACGATAAAGCCAGTTCTTCTTCGGATTGCAAGTGATAAGTATCTTTCCGGATATTCCATACACATCATTCAAGTGCCGTCCTATACGCGTCTTCAAAACCTCAAATGCGAGGTAGTGAACCTGCCCGGCTTCTTCAATCCACCCTCCAGTAAACTCCTTGGAGCCCAATCGCTCATACATCGGGTCTTTGACGGGATAATATGTCAAGTCAAGAAAGATGATTTCCGACCCATTCCCTAAAAGTATACCGTCATTGGTCTGCTTGTAGTCAGTGAATCGATGCCACTTTGCCACCTTGTCGAAAGTGACAGAGATAGACTCACGGCTATCTTTCAAATTATTTCGGCCAGCGAACCATCGAGTGCCCGGGAGATAGTAAGCACATTGCATAAGCCATTCACACCCAAGCCATGACTTTCCACCTCCACCAGCTCCACCATAACACAGAAATTTCGTAACATCGTCACGAAGGTAGTTATAGGCTAACCTCTGCTTTATATTGACCTTATATCCCATTACTTGACTTTCTCCGCATCTTCTGTATATGGTAGAAAATTAAATCCTTTGAACTCTTTTCCTGCATTCGTATGGTCCACTTCCTGCTTGTCAGCAAGCCCTAACTTTCGGGCAATGATATTCGCATTGAAAGCTCCAACGCACGCTCCTTCAAACTGCTGCGTCTCGATGGTTTCCTCCACGCGTGCGATGACCTCCAAAAAATCTTCATCATTCTTATTTCTACATTCGGAACGAAAAGTGCTCCACCACTTGGAAGAAGCACCTACATAAATACAGAAACCGGTTAGGGAATACGGACGGGAAGTCGGGGAAACCTCTTGTTGTACTTGTTGCTCATTGACTGTCTCCACTTTCTTCCCTTTCTTCCTTCTTACCGGAACAGTCTTTTGAATGGCCTTTTTGGACAACCAGGGATTTTCATCACACCATTGGAAATACTCACATGCCGCCTCCCATAAGAGTTCTGGCGTGGAAAAGAGTTTATCCCTCCCATGCTTGCTCCTTAACATCCAAAATTTATTTCCCGTCGGTGCCGCCATCTTATTTCTTCTTGAATCGTTCGTCCAATATCTTAGGAACAGTGTTATTCCAATTAATCACGTGGTGCAATCTTTTCGTTTCCTCGCTATGGCCCATCACGCCCACCTTCACAGAAGACGGCATCATCATAACCGTATAAAAGCTCTTGACATACGTCCCTTGACTCATGTATATATCCGTCATACCTCCTTTATTCTTCTGTGTCTGCTTCTGGTTTAGCGCCACTTGTGGAACCTGCAGAAGCAGACATCCCCTGCTCCCAAGTGTGGTATAGGTGTTCACATCTTCATTAATGCGACCAACGAATTGGAACGGTCTATCTACGGAACAGATGAAAGAATTCATCGCTTTTCGTTTCATCTTCTCGCCTTTCAAAATATCGTTCTCCTTTCCTCCTACAAAATCGCCTCTCTGAGCCATAGCCAAAGTGAGAGCCGGAATACTTTCATAAAAACGTAGCATAGCTTCAAATACCACGTCCAATTGCTTTATTGCCCTCTGTTTGACTGTACCATCTCTGCCGTAAGTAAAAGAAAAAACATCGTAATCATCATCCAGTTCTATGAAGTATTTGTAGCCAAGTTTTCTTGCTATCTGAAAGCAAGCATTACGCGCATAAACAATAGCTCTGCGATCATCAAAATTATCCGCTTCATCAAAAGTCTTTGCAATCTTTGGTTTATCGAACATTACAACGTTTTTATATTTCGCGTAATACTCTGCGGCCACTTTATCTTCATTGTCTATCACATAAACAATCGGTCCCGTATAGCCACACTTCCGCAGTGTCTTATCTGTAATGACGGAACCGGCACGGCCATGCGTCAGTATGAATGCTGCAAAATCACTCCTCATCTTCAGTATCCTCCAGCATTATTTCATAAATATCTTCCTTGAATCTGGAATAACCGTTCTCTATCGCCTTATCAAAGTCTATTATCACCAGCGCAGACGCTTCCATCAGTTCCTGAATCTCTTTCTCCTGATGGGCGTAGAACTCTGCTATCCGTCCGTAATCGAATACAATATGTCTCAATGCAGCTATCCGAAGGAAAGACTTCACATTTTCCGGAACGTTTGAATTATCTATTTCCGAAATCAGTTCTTCATATTTGCTTTTATCATAGAGAGAATTTATTTCCGGGCATACAGGGTTTTTAGGCTCATACACCGGAGCTTCAATCTTTTTCGTGTATTTATTCCGGGCATCACTTTCACTATCTACCAGACTATCATAGTCGAAATCAAAGTTTAATCCCCAATCCATCAAAGACTCTGCATTCCACTCCTTCAATAGTTTTTCGTCCCATGTACCATTATTCACGTTATCACGGATAATAATCTCCCGTTCTCGTTCTTCTGTCAACCCATGAAGCAGAACCGTCGGCACATCAGAAAGTCCTAGTTCTACACTGGCCTCATACCGTTGGTTTCCGGCTATAATCACCAGTTCCCCAGTCCGGTCAGAGAGTATGATGGGCCGTGCTTCGAAGTAGTCCGGATTACTATGAATAGACTCTTTGAGTATCCGCATCTGCTCCTCTGATATGGTTCTGGGATTGTTACTCAGTTTTTTAAGGTCTTCTATTTTTCTATAAATTATCTCCATTGGCACACTATTTTACGTTACGAAAATAAAGATACCGAATAATCCACGAACGGACTATTCGGCATCAAAGAAGTTACTGACACGATTTGGCAGAAGATTTTGCTTTAGCCAGCAATACCTTAAATAAATCCCAACCTTCAATTTAACAATTACACCGTTAATGGTTAACAAGTACATTTACCAGCTAAACCATGTTATAAGATGGCTGAACAAAGGCTCATAATTTGCACAACTCCCACAAAACCGTACCTTTGCAATGTGTTTTTCATAGTATTAGATTAAGGTTAATAAAAAAGATTGGCTGTCTGGGAAGATAGCCTTTTTTTGTAACCATTGGCAATATCTTTTCTTTATTAATCACCTGGTCGTTCATACCGTTTCTTCAATTGTTTCAAGACTATTTCCATACCGTTATCCAACCCTTTCTTATAGCCGGACATATGTTCACCTATGTTGTAAATCAAACATCCTACAACAATAAGGACAACCCCTAAAGCTCTATGCCAATAAGGGAGTGATATGCTGAACGGCGAAAATGTCAACCGGAAATGCCCGATGAATAATACTGCGATGATGAATATCGCAATAAAGAAAATGAGGTCTGTTTTCATGTCTATTCCTTATATTAAATTGGGATTATCGTAAATATTACTGACGATTGTCATAGTCTGCCATTCGCCTAAAGGTCTCATGCCGACTTTTTTTTCAAAATCGAATTGTAATGCGAATGTAGCAAGTTCTTTGTTCCACAATACAAGAGCTATATGTTGCTCACACATAAGTATGTCGCCTTCATAGATTTCTTTACCGCTCTTGTCGCACAAGCCGGTGAACTGCCCGACGGTTTCAGCCCATACGTCGTAACAGCAGCCGTCTTCCGGAGAATATATCCTCGCCTTGTCCGTAAAGATAAGCCCGTTTTCGTCCCTTCCGGCAGTATAGAAAAAAGAGAGAAATCCATATACCCATTTCCCAGTATCAATACCTTTACCTCTGAATTTTATTTCACGCTTCATAATCAATACCTTTTTCCATGTTTGTTTTCTCTCAATTCGTTGTATCGCATCTTCTGCTCCACATGCCATATAAGGTCTATGTTCAGATGTTTGGCAAACCCGAAAATAGCCAATAGCATGCTATTTAATTGATTTTCTAATAGACTGTCATATTCATACTCACACCGTATAGGAATTGTAGATATAGCGTATATGCTTTCTGTGAAGGTCTCATTATTGCAGCTTTCTGTTGCTTCGTATATCATTTCACCTGAAAAATCATCAATGGATATATTTCTTAATCCAGCCAAATCAAGCAGGCGTATGCAGGCGTCGGCAAACTCGTCTTCCACACAGTCTTTGATATATTTTTCAAAACTATACTTAAAATCGGCATTGTAATGCGGCTCTTCATCCTCATAATAATCTTTGAAAGATTTCCTATCAGCATATTTATTGTTTCTATCCGCTTCCACAGCTTCCATAAGCTCGGATATGACAAGGCAAAGGCAGTGTTCATTACTCAGCTCTTCATCGTGAAAACCGTGTTCGCAAGCGGTTTTATAGGCGCGGTCGCGCAATTCATTTAGATTCATGTTTCCTATCCTTTAATTTGTTATACTCATCCTCAATACATTTATTGATTTTAGCGGCTTCCTCGTACCGTTCCTCATTAATCATTGCGCTTTTCAGCCATTCAAGTTGGTTTATATAAATGAATCGGTTACACTCTGAAACCCTACGGGTGTATTCCCTTATCTCATTCAGCTTGTCCTCCATGCGCCTATGCCATCTGCTTACCATGATTAGGACAAATCCTAATGCAACGGCATTGAATAAAGTGATGGAGATTTTAATTATCAGTCCTACAGTTTCCATAATCATATTAATCAATCAGTTCAAATTCGTAAGCAAATACATAAGGGTTGGACTCCCACGTACCTTTGCCGGAGACTTTATCTATGAGGGCGGCAAAGGCTTCACGAGGGGTGCAATAAGGCTGAATGTCCCCTTTATAATAATAAGCATCCATAAAATGTGTATCTGCACTTCCGCATTGTCCTTTATAAATTCCTTCTTTCAAGCAATCTTTATCGGAGATGCCTTGAAGTTTTTCTATCTTGATATTGGTAATGCGGATATGATGGGGCATGAGTTCGGCTTTTGTAAACAACTTGTTAGTCCAACCTGCAAGAGAATTGATAGTTGTTTTATTACCATTACTCTTCCATTGAGATACCTCCGCAAGGGATAAATCTAAATAGCTCTGCGCAATAGCAACAACTTCACCAACCTTGTATTTTGGAAATATCTCGCCCATATCAAACTCTCTTTCATCTGCATCATACATACAAGGCCAACCCACAATCTTTTTATCAGAATGGCGTCTGTGTATATTGAATCCGGCAACCCATTCTCCTTTAAAAGTTCTTGGACATTTGACTATTCTTCTCGTCATAGTCTTCCGACCATCCAATACAGCCTGGGTTAGACTGTATTTATCATTGAACATTATCTTCTTCATTGCTGTTTCTCCTATACTTTAAAAGACAATTTCTCAAGTTTCTCAATCTGCTTACGAAGGGAAGCGATTTCCCTAATCCTCATTTCTTCCGCCTTTTTCAACGCTTCGGATTTATCGGTGAATGCGTTTTCCCCTATACAGAAGTAAGAACATAAACCATCCATTACATATTCTCCATCTTCAAATCTACTTCTAATAATATCTGCTTCTATCTCTTTAATACCTTTTGTTAAGGCATACTTTGTTATAAAT